TTATGCTGCACCAGCATTGATGAATACTTCCTCCATATCTATCTTTGACCTATCAAATATTTGTTGATTACCCTTTTCGTTGGGATGTATAAAGATTCCGCTTTCGTTGCTAAAACATGAGTTATCCTTCGTTGTAGCATCAAAGCCTATAGAAGTAGCTATATCATATCTAATACTCATTAGTTTTCTTGAGTTAACAACATTTGCGATCATTGCATTTTTAGCAGCTGTGGATGAATCATATAGAGGTATATGATTCAAAATCACTGTACAGCCGTAGCCTTCACAGAAATCAATCATCGCATTTAATTTTGCTTCAGTATTGCCACCATTAGTACCAATCGTAATACACACATAACGTGGACGAAAACATGGTATTTCTATAGCCAGTCTATTCATAAGACCATCTATATTACCTACCGCTCTACCACTTATTAAATATTCCTTTCCTAAGAATGTTCCACATAAATCAGCAAAGCGCTTATTCAGAGGATTATTGTTTGAACCACGCATAATACTATCCCCAAAAAACATTATATATGGTCTTTCTTTTGCCATAGAATAAATCTTCATTTTCGATATTGACCCACCTCCAGACATAAAACCAACTTTGTATTGGTCAAATTCATCTGTTGTAGGTTTGAAAGTGTACAATGCTTCTTGTGTCGTTCGTTTATTTCTAATTCTGATTGTAGTTTCTGAAATTTTATAACTCATACTGATAGAATATGAATCATTAATATTTACATCTATCAGCGTTGAGAAATCAAATGTGTTATTAATTTTTTTAGTAGAGAAATCAACTGAATATGTTGCAGAACCTACTTGGTTTTCTGTAGGTTTTGTTCCAAAATACATTTTCGTATTTATATCGCTCAACTTTACATCAAACTCAAAACACCTCTTATTTAGGTAAATATTATTAGCAACGACAATTCCCAATCCATCACCTATTGAAGTAATGTTGATTATTCCTGAATCAATAGTAAAAACTGAATTTATTGATTCTTTAACAATTTTACTAAGCAATTCAGTTTTATCCAACATTATATTAGACCACTGAAAAGATTTGGTTTCTCTGCTTTCAAGTAAATCAAGTCTTTGCGCAACAGTAAGTGTTTTTGGTAATATCGCAGAATGATATGTAAAGTATTCGACACATAGAGCTATTGTAGGATTTTCCGACCACTCTCCGGTAGCAACTAACATTTGTTTTACAGGAGTTCCTCCATTGAATGCATAATACATTATTCCACTACTAAACATCACATAATATAGATCTGAATCAATTGGTTCAGTGAAGACATATTCAAAAATTTGTGATGTCACATTAACTTGAATAGTCCGATCAAGAGACATATCAGATTTCTTATGTATAAAAATATTCACATTTCCTATAGCCGTTGCTTTTGCTCGTATTTTCACTATATATCGATCTTTCAAAAGTGCTGGTGATTGCCAATATCTTAATGTAGCTGGCAGGGTGTTATTTCCTTGTTCAAGGGTAAATCCGGCATTAGGCAGAGTCATTTTGTTAGGATTAGCGAAATCTGGATAATTACCAACTGCCGCAGATGTTTTATCATATTTTTCTGAATTTACATCAATTTTGGTTTCTGATTTTGTCCATACAGTTCCTTTTTTATAAAACATCGTGGAATATCCTTGTTTTGATCGTAAATTTCCAGCATTTGGATATTTTGTTCCCCAGTCTAAAGTACTGGTAGGATCTGTTGGTTTGTCCAGTTCTGAAGACACTGCTGGTTTATAACTTCCATCTTCTGTTGGAGCCATACCTGTTGGATTTAAGATTCCTTTGAATTCTGATTCTACTGCCTGATGGATATCAGTTAAAGCATCATTAAATGCATCTAACAAAGAATCTTTCGCAGCATTATCAAGTTTACTATTAAGCGATAGCTGTAGATCTTTTACAGCGGCTATATCTATTTGATCATCTTTGTGCCAGAAGGAATCAAATAAATTGTAAAATGCTTCTTGTGAGGGTTTCATCCCTTTGGCAAACAACTGCCTAAGATTAATTTTTGAAATTTTTGGCATAGTTATCCTACGTATTTAATGTAAATTACAATTCTGAATGGAGACATATTGTTATGCTCCTGATCATTTCCTAGTGTATTCGTTTTTCCCGCATATGCTTCTCCAGCTGCGGAAGTTATTTCGTAATTCCAGTCTTCATTAGCAACTGGACTATCACCCTGACAAGCAGCCGTATATTCGGGATTATCAATAATCTTTCCAGTATTAATTCCTGAACCACCAAATATTTTAAAGAAATGTTTTGGAATCTCTGATATTGTAAGCTTATGTTTTTTTTCACCCCCAGATTTTGCGACTTCATTAAAATCTGAATCATTTAAATCAAGACCTACAGGCATTCTCCCTGCAAAATCCTTATCCTCTTCCCAGCCTGGCGGAATTTCGTTAGCAGGTCTGTTCCATAGTACACGAGCCCCACCATTGATTATTGGCGCAGATGCTTTTTCTAAGCGAGAAATCCTTTCCTCCAATAGATTTAAGGCAGTCACACGCTTGAAGTCCTCCCAAATAAATGCATCAGGTGAAAATCCAAAAGTGACATATCTATAAGTCTCAAAGTCTTTTTCTCCATTTTCAAACATTAACTTTTTAACTTCCGTTTTGATGATGACACTGGATTGCTTCAAAGCGCTCTTAAACTCCAATAATTCGCCATTTATAACTACATAGCCATCAGAGATGGTGGTTCCCTGATCCTCACAACCTGATATAATAGCTTTATTTCCTGCCATTCCCGCTAAACCAGTAAATATACTGTAAGCTTGCTGAAGCTCATTAAATCGCTCTGTAGTAAGCCTCATTCCTCCAGCTTGATTATAATTAAATGTTTTCATCTACAACTATTTTGTATCTTTTGGATGCTAGTTTGAAAAAGTCAATCATTGACTTTATTTCAATTTGATAATTTCTTAATTCCCCAGGGATTAAAACCGTAAAGTCTACTTCAAAGCCTTCCGTTTCTTCTTCTGTATATACAATCATCTCTCCTAAGAATTTTGGTTTTTTTTCAGCCTCAGTATAAATGTATTTAGGCTGTTTAAGTACAGTATCAACTATTTTAATCCGTCTTTGATAATCAAAGGTATCATTGAGAATCTTCCGGAGAAAACACGTTTGCGAATTGTTCCTAATTTTTGTAATATTTTGATTTCTGTTTACAAGGAATAGATTATTGACATCTATTATTTCTTCTGAAATAAGAGATAGAAAGGAGCTTATTTTTGGCAACCTCAAAATTGATGGCCATGTTTGCAGGATATGTTCCTGTGCATTAAAATTAAACCACATATTCGATTTTTGAATTTTCCCAATCAATTGCGAAATATCCACTGATTGGTATTGTTGAAATTTCTACATTTTCAAACTTTCCATAATTTCCAGCATTAGGGTCTATCCAAGCCGTTTTAACATTAATTAAATGCGGATTAATAACTCCTTCAATAATCTGAAGTTTGTCAACCAGTTTATTCAATATCAGTTCACCATTAAATGGTAATTCCTTCATAAACTCCAATAATGCTTCTTTTACAGGTTCATTCCCCATAACAATGGAAACACCGTTTGAGTCAATTACGTTAGGATCTCTTTTTACCTTCAAAAAAATCTGAAGTTTATCAGGTAAATAATTGATGACGGTTGTTTTTACACCAGCATCACGAACTTCTGAAATATAATACTCAAATGCTCTTTTTTGCTCTTCACTAATCGGTTGGAGCAAGGCCCCGGATTCAGTAGCAATTTTTATTATAAGCCTGCTTTGATCTTTCAACTCTTCTATAGCACAATACTTTATAATTTTTGATTTTTCAATTTGATCATCTGTATAACCAATATTGTTAAATTTATCTGAATCAGTTAACAAAGAAAAACCGTGCTGAAAAGCCAGTGAAATTTTCCGATACCATCTTGGGGTATGTGCCTTATCTTCTTCAATCATTTTTGCAGTTTCTTTTTTATGAGTTTCAAAAATTTGTTCATGAGTCCAGACAAGGAATGCACAAACCCAAAGGATATTACGCCAAATGGAAACTTTAGACTTGGAATCTAAGATAGTAAGCCCAGAGATTTCGGGATATGTTTCTTTACGACTTATAAGGCTATTATATATTTCTTCAATACTTCTCATTGTACTTCAAATGTTTCTTCTATTTCCCAGTAATTTATTCCCTCTAATGGTTTTATTTGAACCTCGTTACTAGATCTTGTGGCAATAGGTGGATGTTGTCTGATTTTAAAATAATCTACCATAGTCTTTTCAATGACTATATCATCAGGAATTTTAATAACTGTCCCGGAACTTAACTGTTCTGAAGGGGCAAGATTATTAAACTTTGCTATATAAACAGAATTACCAATGTTACCAGTGTATTGTATAGCTATGTCTAACAATGATTGATTATTGCGGATTGTTACTTCCATTATGATATTTTCCCGTTGAGTTGTTTATATTTCTGAAGTTCTTCCGTAAGACGATCTACTTTTTTTTCTAGTTCGTGAATTGTTTGAGTTGCCTCTGTGAACTTTATGATAACCTCTTGTTTCTCAATTTCTGATTTTTGCAGATTTTCAATGGCTTTTTCCAACCTCACTCCCAAATCATCAACAATACGTTTATAATATTCGAGAGCCTTTTCTGCATTATCAATTTGGGAAGTTTCAGCTTCTGCATTGGCTTTTTTACGACCAAAGAACCAACCGCCAAAACCAGTTGCCAAAGCAGTAAGTAAAACTCCTAAACTATCAGTAATTATATTTTTCATATCATCCATTATTATATACTGCATCTACTTTTATTTCCATTTCAGGGCTAATGGATAGACTTTTAATAAACATTCCATCCTTTATAAACTCCTGCCTAATTTCACGGGCAAGATCATCCTTTTTACTACTTTCTAAAAAACGTCTAGTTCCTACACCTACTGTTGGATCCATTTTAAATTGACCCTTATCTGCAAGTATTAACAAATTTTGATTTTGAAAGGTACTTTCACCAATCACAAAATCCCCATCCTCTATCTTGATATCAAAATTTTCATCTAAAATTAAATCGAACGGCATATTACATTATTTAATTATTCCGGTTCCGGTTCCTGTTTGGGAAGTGGCTGTTCCAGATGTTGCAACGGTTACATTTACCTCGCCAGTTTTAACAAATTTGTATATTGCTTCAGCCATTTCTTTAGCAATTCTGTGTCTGGATTCTTCAGGCTTTTCTGTTTCCTGAGATTCTTTTGTAAATATCTTTAGTAGTTCATTTTCCAAAATTGGTTTCCCTATCTCTAAACTCATTTTAAAAGGCTTTTAAAATCATTTTTAATACTATTAAATTCGGGCTCAAGGATTAATTTGATGGTAGAACCTGTATTGGTCTGATAACCTCTCTCAATGACCGTGAAAAGACGGTCCATTAGTTTTAAGAGGTTTTGATTTCCGGCCTCAATCAGAATTTTATCTGTTAGCTCCAATTTTGTTTCACCAACATTCCAAAGAAATTTATCAACTTCATCGGAAGCGATTATCATCCAATCTTCATCATCTTCAATACGTATAGCTAAAACAAAAGACCCTATTTTAGGAATTTGTATAAAGCTATTTTTATCTGAAAGCACAGGCTTTAATCTCACTTCAAGATATTCCTGGTCATCTTCATCAATAAGTACGCAGGTTCCTTCATTTTCGTTTACCGACTTTACTCTGGCTATATTTGTAACCATTGGTGCTTTTAACCAATTTTCAAAGCCATTACGGAGTTGTTCCAGTGTTGCCATCCCAAATAAATCCTAATTTTGCTGTTTGCCTTCCGCCACTCATTCCAAATTCTCCGGAAACTGATTCTACAAAGTAGTGACCTGTTTTCTCTGGATACATTCCTCCATCAACTTCCAGTACCATTCCTTTTGTAACATAAGGAATGAGGAAAAGTTGTAAATTCCCTTCATAACCTTTGTAATTCTCTTTAATTTGAAGACGGTTAACAATTTCCTGTACATACTTTGAAGGAATTCCCGGCTTAATTTTCACCTCTTTTTCATCATCATATTTTTTAGTGATCCGGTTCAATGCTTTCTCCTGGAGTTCTTTCTCTTTTTTGATACGTTCAGCCTCCTTTTGAGCATCTGTTTTTTTAAGGTTGTTTTTAGTCTTTGTAACTTCTCCTTTTTGGTCCTTTTCCCTGACTACTATTTTGACGTTCTTATCAACTTTTCGTTTTTGAAAGTCATCATCTTTAACAGTGTTCCAGCCAATTTTAACTTTAGCTCTGGTTTGAACCTTACCGAACAATGTCCCTACATACAGTTCATCAAAATTGAAGTATACTGCTAATTGACATTCTTTTTTAAGATATTCCAGAACCTGAATTCCGGTAGCGTTTTTAAAGCGAACATTTTTTAAAGGAATATCTGGAAGCTCAGCGGACAACTTAATATCTGTTCCAGTTGTTACATCCTGTAATAACTGCTTTACAGTTACCGTTGCATAGGTCTTATTAAAAATAATATCATACAGTTGATATCCATACCCTTCACACTCCAGTTCCACCGGAACTCCAAGCTTTACATTTCTGACAAAACCAACAAAGCGTTTTTCATTTTTGTTATTGTATCCTAAATGAACAGAGACTCTATCACCCTCTTTAAATTCATAAATTAGTTTTTTTTTGTCTGGAGTATTTTTGTCGAACGTTTGATCTTTATTTTCATTAATCATGTGAGATATACGTGGTAAAGTAATACTACAGGAATCAATAAAAGATCCTACATCTGTCTTCCATGATACTTTGTTCGGTTTTACTTTGGTATGTTCACCTATACTAATATCACTTGTTAAATAAAAAGCCATATTATTTCCATTCTAAATCAGTTATAAAATCACTTTTACACGTTAATTGAAAGGGACGTATCCAGTAATTTTGACCCTGAGTTTCAGGAAACTCCAAATCACTAATTACTATACGACAAGTCTCATCTAAAAACAGTTCCGGGTACCCGCCATGAAGAGTCTTCTCCAGTGTACTTTCCCTTAATGCTGTCAAATCAAGAATTTCTTTCTCTGGAAATTTCCTGTTTTTTCCCACTAAAAACCCTCGAATAGTGAACTTATAATTATCAATATTTATAATTTCTGTGACGGTTCCTTTTCTTTCCACTACTGGAGTATCAATGATAGTACTCACCATATTAACAGAGACAGTACAGATATCTATAGGAATCTCAATCGGTTCAATATTATCAGCTAATATTTTAGATCCTTTTAGTACAATAGGAAACCAGATATCTTGACCATATGTTCCGATTTTATTTAATGCCTGCCCTGTTCTATTGCTTGTATGTATAGTTCCCTTTGGTGTTTCATTTTTAGGAATCCCGGAATAATTAACATCAAGATTTAATTTTTTAGGCTCATCAATATGATAGGATTGTCTTCCAAAGACTTCACCATATAATTTAAAAATATTGATTACGTTCGCTGTTGTTGGTGTCATTTACATATTTTTAGATCCGTTATACAATACTCTTCCCATTAATTCCATTAACATTTTTTCAATCTCCTGTTCACTTTCTTTCATATTCATGGTGGTAAACTGGATATTATCAAAGAATTTACCGAGGTGAATTGTTATGTACTTCGTTCCTCCACCTGCAATAGTATCTCCTGCTTTTTTCGATTCTTTCTTATTCTTAGTTTTGTCCTTATCTTCAGGGACACCAACATTTTTAAACCTTGTTAAATCTGCTTTATAGGGTTTTGTGTCCTCTTCTTTTTTCGGTTTTGGTAATAATGCGACACTCTGAGTCACATCAATACCAATTTTATTATCTTTACCAAACCCGAGAATTCCTTTGATGATTTTATAGACGATTTCCAGAGTTTCCAAGAAAGGTAGGAGTACGTGATCCCATACCCAACCAAGTAGTTTACCAAGTGCTCCAGTGACCTCTAATATACTGACCAAAACAAAATGAGCTCCTTTGAAAATATCTATCATAAGCTCGGACTTTGATCCCCATGCAATGATTCCGGAGATTATTTTCCAAACCGTTGAAAATATCGTTTTTAGTGTATTCCATAAAACACCATACGTTTCAACTAAAGTATTTAGGAACTCCCCCCAAACACTGGTCCCCGTACCAATGTTCATGATATAATCAATCGCAACACCAAGACCTTTTGAAATCATATCAATGTAAGGAGCTGCCATTGCTAACATTGGCTGAACCATTTGAGACATTTGAATTGCAACATCGAGTACTTTATGAATAACTGGGGCAAATGCATCGCCAATATCTGTTAATGCATTTTGAGATCTGTCTTTAACGGATTCCCATTTACCAGCCATTGTTTTATTCATCTTTTCCAATGCTCCTTCATACAACCCTCCTTCCGAGCGAGCTATCGCAAGCGATTTTGCAAGAAGATCATATGTAACATCCATTTTTTTGACTTCTTTCTCAGATTTACCAGTTGCGGCTGCTAATAACCCATAAATATTGATTCCGGCATATCCGAACTGTTTAATATCCGCGGCGGAAGCTACACCTAACGACTTAATTTGTTGCATATTAATTGCCATTCTCTGAAGTTCATCATTTCCTCCACCTGTTGCAGAAATGGCATTGGCAAGGTTCATAATGTCTTCACGTGCAGCTTCAGCATCGCGATCAACACTGACTAATGCCCTGTTAGCCTTTAACAAAGTACCTGTATCATAGGACGATATTTCAGCATCATGACGAATTTTGAAATAATCCTCTGTAGCTCCTTTATCTCCAATAAATGTTGACAGACCAGTAATATCCTTTTCTTTTTGCATTGATCCGGAAATAGCCCCTCCAATACCTGCCTTTACTGCATTTAAAAAAGCGGATGCGATATTCATCCCAACATCGGCAAGCATATTTCCTGTCATTATCCCTCCAATACCAGAGCCTCCACCGGAACCTCCTCCAGAAGAACCTGCTCTTCCTGCCGAACTTCCCGGATGTCTTGATGCCAATCTTTGCAATCTTTCAAGTTCTCTTCGGGCTTGTTGAATCTGACTGGGAATAGTAGAATTACTAATAGTACTTTGAACAGTTCGGATCTGACGTTGAAGTTCGTTATAGGATTGTCCTAAAACTCGGTTTCGGCTTGTTACACGGTCAGCATGCTGGGCCATTTGAGCAAATGCAGATCGTGAAGCTGAACTCATCCTTGATAAGCCTCCGCTCATCAAATCTTTCATTCTTACTACAAATTCTACAATATTACTCACGATCTACATTTTATTTTTTTGTTGTGCTTCCCATATTTCCAGAGCTATTCCAGTGCGATAGAAAAATTTTTCGTCGCCCCATTCTTTGAGGGCATTAAAACCAAATTGCATTGTACCAAAGACGATCAGAAATTCGATTCCGTCTTCTCTTTTTTCAAAAGTTTTTTTTCCCCTTTCGTTAAGCACGAAAAAACTCTCCTTTTTTACTTTCTAAGATGTTGTTCATCTGAAGGAAAACAGCGATAAATAAGTCTTCATCCTCAATAAGGGCGTAGTCACCATCTAGCCACAGATTTTCTACGATCATGGCAACCGCTTTGGACATTCCATTCATTCCAATTGCTGTCAGGTAATCGCCCAGGTCTTCAGCCATTGGCGGTCTTAATACCGCTAAGTTGTCATCAACCTTTATATAGATCAGGTCTCTGTTTCCATGTTGCTGTTTCCAGTTGGTGAGTTGTTCCTCTCCAAATCTTTCAATAAAGGGAGTTCTATCCTTTACCTCATTTTTTTGAGAACTGGCTTCCTTCTCTTTTTCTTTGGCTTTTCTTTTAGCAAATACATCCTGTAGCTTTGCTTTATTTTCGTCTGTGTTGATTGATTGTTTCATTGTTTTATTTTATTATTAATTAGTGAATTTGTTGACGACCCATTGCAATAAATGGTAAGGTTACCTCTCTATTTTTTGCACCCTGTTCCATTGATATTCCATCCTCTGTAAATTGAACCCCTGTTGTAATGATGCTTTTCAGTTTATCAGTAAGTCTACGTTTAAAGGAGATTGAAATAATGATAAGTTCATGAGGAACCTCTGTGATATCATCATATCCTGCATCCTGAGCAGCTTTATTCATAGCATCCGCTTCAAAACCTAAAACCTTGATATTCCCTTCATATTTAATATTCCCTTTAGTAATATCAATAGGTTCCATTCCTGAACCATAAAGAGGATCTGCTTCCACCGATTTTTTTGATTCAAAGCCACGAAGTCCTTTGATTCTTCTATTTAGAATTTGTACTTCAAAGTTTGCCCATGCACACTCTGAAGAGGTGATATTTACATTCATTTTTTAGATTGATTTTGTTAAGCCTAAATTGATAATGATCCAAGTCATATAACCAAGTGGTTGTATTTTGATTTGTTGTTCCAAAGTGGAAGTATTAATCAAATCCTGATCGGTTGGAATAATGACATCAGCATCACTGATCTGATCTGCCATGTGTAAAAGAAGCTGCTTTTTAATATTCTGCTCCAGATATAAAGCATCAGCATCATTGATCTTTCCATCCTTAGTCATTCGGACGTTTGTCTCCAAAAACGGTGTTGAGCTACTTGTAGAGATTCGTTGAGCCTTATCAATCAATCTGCCATGTACCAGGATATGAAAATCATCAGTTCCAGCCATTTTATCAACACTGAAATAATATCCGGAAACACCTTCACGGGTGTGGTAATGGATATATCCGGCATTTGTAAAATTATTGAGTTCAACTGGGTCATACTCATCTACCGGACGGGTTCCAATATATGCACTGGTAACACTAAGGATGCCATTCATCCCATCTCCTAACTTAATATGAGCAGGATATTTTACAGCTCTTCCCAAAGCAACACCAATGGATGCAGAACCGTCATTTTTTGTACCACCTATGACAACACCTGAATAGGTGTTTTCTGAAGTGATTAGCTGGTCGATAGGTGTTACAGATTCATTCTTAACTCTACCTTCAATAAGAATTCTTACAGGGCGGTTCATTGATTGCTGATACTGTCCTAAAACTTTAGAAGTTACCAATGCTTTTTTTACATCCTGATCCAGAAATCCTGTTCCGGAATCATAAGAAGCTGAAGGATTTCTGCAAACCCCGACAAGATTAACACGTCCTTTGGATACATTGAGTAATTTCTTTACTCCGTTTTGATTGGTAGAAGTACAAGCCAATTCCATTGTCATAGTATCTTCATTGCCGAGAATCCACAATTCCTGACTTCCACCAAGTTCATTGTAAAATTCGAGGATGTGCCTGTATAAAAATGGCTCAGCAGCTTCTGTGTATCCTTTTTTGATTGCATCATCTAGTGAATAAACGGTACGAACCTTTCCAATGTTTTCCGCAGTTTTAGCAGTCCCTACAATTCCTGCAACACCATCCGTAACCAATACTTGACGCTGCAAGTTGCCATTTGTAACATTTGTTTTTACGCTTGGCGTTCCACTTCCTTGCATATTATTTTTGATTAAAGGTTTCTTTTAGTTTATTAAGAGCTTCTATAAGAGTAGGTGCTTTCTGATTTTCAGCTTCTACATTAAAAAACTTTACTAACTTTTTCAGATCATTGTAATCTAATTTTTCTACTTCCGATTTTTGTAAAAAAACAGTCATTGCCAAAATTTCCGCGTCTGAAGGTTTGGTTCCAGATTCATCTTCATTTTCGAATTCGCCTTCTTTTTCAAGAACTTTTCTTAGGTAGGATTCGATTTTTTGGTCATCAAGAGTCCCAGCCATTCCCTGAGCCGAACCAATTGTATGGAAAACACGACTGTCAGAAGTAATATGGCATTCGTTACTTTCTGGATGACGATTGAAATAATCAATAGCCCTTTCTTTGAATTTTTTCATTATATAGAAATTAAATAGTTATTAAATAGGGTTTAAATGACCTTTTTCCAGCGAAGGATAAATACGAGGCTGACAATGGCAATGAGAAATAAAAAGATTCTTCCGAGCCATATTTGTACATTTTGGAACCAGTTGAGTGGTGTTTCCACATGTACTGGTATCTCCACATAGATAGGTTTTTGCTCGTGTTCTTTAATATAAACTTCACGCCATTGTTTAAATAATGCCTGCGCTTTTTTATCGCATTGTACTGTAAGCAGCTCTCCGGTTATTTTAACCTTTGGTTTATCCAGTACAATGCCCGGCTTTGAATTGTTTTTAGTGTTTGTAGTCTCATTTAGGACTGGTGTTCCGTTCACACATTCGATGTAAGCCTGATAATAGGAACTGTCTGCATCGACTTTAAAAATAGTGTCACGTACTGTTATGATGGTTTCTTTTGTGTTTTCTATTACCGCCGGAGGTGATGGCTTCCTAGCTTTGCAGGAAACCAACGCTCCAATGAATAAAAAATACACAATGAATGAGAATATTGTTTTCATATTATTTAGAGAAATAAAGGTTTGCCTCGTGTTTTCTACGATTGACAAGACCAGGGATTACTTGTTTTTTACCTTTGATAGTCCCATATTTCCAAGAAGCAAAAGCATTTCGAATACTTGGATCGTTGGGGTTTTCATTCACTTTCTTGAGCAATGTTGAGCTATTGAAGTTCGGACAGCCAATATTATAGCATAATGAAACTAAGGCGTTAAACTGATTTTGATTGATTTTTGACGTTACTTTTTTGTTGACGTTGGCAACATATTCTTTTAATGTGTTTAGGAACAGGGCTTTTTCCCTTTCCACGGATACTGTATCCCCTTTTTTTACGGGTGAACCATCCTCATAGTAGGTTACACCACGGCCGATAGTCCATTTTCCAACACTGTCAAGGTATGCAGTGTATTTTATACCTTCACCTGTTGAAAGGAACTTTTGCCCCGATAGATCCAGCATTTTATCTGCTTCCCAAGTTGCAAAGGCGAATGTACTTTGTAATAAAAATTGAAAATTTGCCATAAGATTAAAAAATAAGAATCACCTGCCGTGTCTTATAACAGGCGATTCTTTCATATATAATTTAGTTATGAATTATTATGCTGTTTTAGCCTGATTAATGGTCAGGACTCCGCGCCAGTCTTCACGTCTGCATCTTCCACCTGTTTTAATCAATCCGGAATGGATATCACCATAGTATAGAGGATTGGCAATATCTTGGAAAAGCTCAGTATCACCTGTTGATTTTGCAACACTGTCCTTTTGCCAAAGTAAACATCCAAGATTTGAATCAGCCTCCAAAGCTTCACCCGGAAGAATCGGCTGGTTAGTTGTAGGATTAAAAGCCAAAACTGAACTTCTCTCAAGGAAGGTAAATCCGGCAAATTGCCCCACAACACCATTTTTTAAATCTACAGAACCTTGGAATGCTGCCATTTGGTTTTGAGATAAGGAATCAATGAACTCCTGTAACATATTACTTTCTAACATTGCGTAACGCTCTGTTTTTGCTACATTACCTTTATTCATCATCGCTTGAGCGGTTTGGAATTGCTTATGATGAAGAGCCTTTCTTTGTCCGGTCTGACCGTCAACCAAATTAACCTCAGTCGCTGCACCTGTTGTTTTAATCTGATTGGCCACAGGCAGATATTCAACCTGTGATCCACCGCCTGCGATTGGCTTAAATCCACGAACCCAGTTATACAACATATCATCCCCAACAGTCTCTACAAGAGTATTAGTGTGATCTCCTAATACAGAATCTGTTTTTGCATAGGAAATTTCCATTCCTTCTGTCCATGTGATTAAAGTAGGATCAGTAGTGTAGACATCCAATGCGTAAAAGATTGCTGTATCACCTCTTTGAACTGCTACGGCTGGGAGTTGTCCCCTGTTTTTTACAACATTTGGTTTTGCGCCTGCCTGTGGAATGTAAACAAGCGATCCACCTTTTACAAACTTAGATTCGTCAACACATAACTTTAAATGTGGGTTGCTTTTAAATAATTTTTCTACGATATACGATACCCACAATTCCTGTGGGACTTTTACACTTTGTGCCATAATTAATCTTTTAGATTAGGATATTTTTCGTCTTTTAATTTGGTGTACAGTTCCGGAAACTTTTTTCTAACGGTTTCTAACTCTTCCGAGGCATAGAGATCATCCCATGATTTGCCTTCAAATTTTTTGAGTTCCGGGTCTCCGTCTTTAATACCATTGGTTACTGATACCTGAGCAGGCATTGTGTCAATAAGGGCTTTTAAATCTTCCGGATTGGTAGCGTAGGATTTTGATAGAATAGCAGCTACTTCATTGGTTAGCTTTTTATCAGTCTTTCCTTTGTCGATAAGGTCTTCAACTTGCTTCTTTACAGTTTCGTCTTTTAGATCCTTCAATTCTTTCGTTTTGGTATCTAAATCAGTTTTATATTCATCTGATTTATTAGCCTTGTCTACAAGGTTATTGATCGCAGTAACTACTTCGCCTTCGTCTCCTGCTTTCAAATTAAGAGCGGTTAAGATTTTTGCCGCATCTAAGGTATTATTACTCATATTTAAGAATGTTATTTTTTCAAAATCGACCAAGCTTAATTCGTTATTTTCTGCATCATATAGATTGGAAAGTGCATTGTAATTGCCCGGAATATCAACCAATGAAATTTCACGAGGAAACCATTTTGTAACTGTCGGTCTTTCCTGTCCGGAAAGCATTAGACTTTTATCACTGGATGCATCCAGAACAGTAATTTTACCAACAGAAGCAGCATTTAAAAATCCTCCTTCTATTTCATCAACTGTTCTTTGTCCTCTGGGGTGAGATAAGTTAATACATGGTTTTGCATACACTTTGTCACCATCTACCCTGAAGTCTTCCCAACGAACCAAAACACCCATTTCACGGGGAAACTCTTCTGTTCCATGCAAAAAATAGCCTATCGGGTTTCGTTTTACTTCATCTAATTGCAGACCCTCTGATAGACATCTGTATTTGTAAACATTAACAGAATTATCTGTTACACAGAACTCCTTATCTATCTTCTTAAACTTATCACTCATAGGCTTCAAATATTATGTTCTAAACTTTTGTGAGTACAAAGATTTTAAAATCCGCAACGCTTTGAAAATAAGAGCGCAAGGATTGCATAACTATTTCATTAAAAGGCGGTTTCATCTCAATTTTGTATCGAGAAAAACTATAAAATGGCAGTAAGTAAGACACAACAACGGGAACATGCAAGACTTCTTTATGTGGGTGAAATGATAACCCTAAAAGAAGTGGCTGAACGTGTAAAAGTCACTGAAAAGACGGTCGGAAAATGGTGTAAAGAGGATAATTGGGATGATCTTAGAAAAAGCCTTTTAAATACCCGCGAAAGTCAATTGGTTCATTTTTACAATCAATTGGAAGCAATCAATATGGATATCGCTAACCGCCCGGAAATACTTGTTAATGGTAAACCTATCCAAAGACCACCAAAAAATATTCCCACCAATGCTGAGGCTGATACCATCAGTAAAATCACTTCAAACATTCAAAGATTGGAACGTGAAATAGGATTAGGGGAAATAATTCAAACCGGGAAACGGATGATTCTTTTTATTCAGAAAATCAATCTGGATGATGCTAAAATGTTCACAGGATACTTTGACGAATATATAACTAGCAACTTAAAAAATGGCTAAAAGGAAAAAGACTGATAAGGAGTGGCTGGCAGAATGGAAAGATTTTGGAGAAAACATTAACCAGGCAACACCTATTGATTTAACGGAGTCCACGGTTGATAAGCTAAAAAGAATCAAACGGCTGGAAGAAAATGACGAGGAATGGTTTAAATACTATTTCCCGAACTTCTACACGTCCGAACCTGCTGACTTCCATAAAGCCTCTACAAAAAAGGTCATGAAAAATGCCGAATATTATTTGGTACGCTCATGGGCTAGGGAGCTTTCCAAGTCTGGAAGGACCATGATGGAGGTTTTAAAATTGGCTTTAACGGGAAAGAAAAAAAACATCCTTTTAGTTTCAAACTCCTATGATAATGCAAATCGTTTGCTAATGCCTTATAAGGCAATTTTGGAACGAAATAATAGAATTATTGAGGATTATGGAATACAAAAAAAAATAGGATCGTGGGAGGATGGAGAATTCACAACGCGGGGGGGGGTTGCCTTCCGAGCTTTGGGAGCTGGACAATCTCCAAGGGGAACCCGTAACAATGAGATCCGTCCGGATGTTATCATTATAGATGATATTGATACTGATGCTGAATGTCTGAATCCGGAACTGATCGAAAAGAAAGTAAAATGGATTAATGAGGCCCTTATCCCAACACGTTCGATTTCACGCGGTCTTTTACTAATAGCCTGTGGAAATATTATAGCTGATTATTGCTGTATTACCGAACTAGGAGCAATAGCGAAATCCATAAAAGGTGGAGATTGGGAGATCATCAATATTCGTGATGAAAATGGTCTGTCTTCATGGCCTCAGAAAAACTCTGAAGAGGCTATTGATAGAGTAAAGGAGACAATCAATTATGAAGCGTGGGAAAAGGAATACAATAATAACCCGATGGATGGTGGGAAAACTTTCAAAAACCTTGTAGATACAGAAGCATTCAGATTAAGATATTGTAATCATGTTGTTATTTATGCCGATCCAGCACCCAGCGACTCTGAGAGCAAAAAATCATCAAATAAAGCCATTGGGATTATTGCCAATATAGGATTAAAATATCAGGTTTATAAAGCATGGCTTGACCAAATGACTAATGCAAAATTTGTTGATTATCTCTTTGAAGCTTATAAAATATGTCTGAAAGCAGGGGTTGATCCTATTGTAATTTATGTTGAAAATAATACCCTGCAAAACCCACACTATCAAGGGATCTTACTTCCATCTGTATTTAAAAAACAGGAAGATGAAAATATTAATCTTCCCATTACTCCCGATGACAGGGATAAACCTCACAAGTGGACAAGGATTGAGGGGAATTTAGAGGCTCTAATTCGTTTGGAGCATCTGACTTTTAATGCAAAAGAAAAAGATAACCCCCATATGATAAGGCTTAAAAAGCAGTTCACAAATGCCAATCCAAGATCAAAAGCTCTTGACGGACCCGATATGGTAGAGGGGGGAGTTGTAAAAATAAGAGATAAAAAACAAGCAGAAGAAGCCGGAGGAATTGATATGTGGGCAAGACAACCAAGTAAACACAGACTTTAAAATTATGTTAGTTACAACCAAAGATTTAGAAACGGAACTATATCCGGAAGTTATTGAAGAAATTACAAGAACCTCGGAAGAGGAACAAAAAACACAGATAAAGGCAGCGGAAGATTTTGCCAAAGGTTTTTTATTTAAATACAATTTAAATGCTCTTTTTGGTACAGTTACAACTGCACCAACCGTGCAGGATGAAAGTTTAAAAAAGTGCATTAAAATCATTGCTGCTTATTTCCTTGTAAAAAAAGCAAATCCCAATGTACAGATGCAACTGTTCAGGGATGATTATATGATGATGATTGGAACTAAAGAGGAACCTGGGTGGCTGTATGAAATCAGAAACGGGAAAATTAATCCGGATTGGCCCTACAAAGAAGATGATCCGGAAACCCCAGAGGATGAAAGCAAACAAAATAATGAAGTATACTGGACTTCTACAACAAAACGAGTAAACAGATTTTAATGGAAAATAAACAATCAGCTACACCACAAGGCATCGCACCCATGTATTTAATACATGATTTAACCATCGTTTCACCAGATAGAGGACGTAAAGATATACAGTCATTAAAAAATGCTGTAACCTCGGCTGAACAGGTACATTTTCCAAACAGGACTTTATTGTATGACCTGTATCATGATGTCTATACAATGGACGGATATTTATCTGGGATTATTGATAAGAGAATTGATTTTGTACTTAACAAAAAATTGAAATTCTACGATAAGGAAGGTAAGGAAGTAGAAGAAATCACCAAACTTATGCGTTCCAATGAAGGCCGTGAAATCATCCGTAAAATTATGGAATCTGTGTTTTGGGGCGTTTCCGGGATTGAATTTAAAATCGGTAAAAAACTTGAATGGGAAGAAATACCGAGAAAACACATTAAACCGGAAAAAGGCATAATTACAAAGAGTCAATATGGAGTAAGCGCCGAAAGTGGTTACAAAATAGAGGATCTTCCTTTTGTATGGATAATCGGTAAGAAAAATGACCTTGGTAAACTTTTGGCCTGTTCCATGTATGCCATCTACAAGCGTGGAAATTTTGGAGACTGGGCGCAATATGTGGAAATATTTGGTCAGCCTGTACGAATTATCGAATATGATGCCTATGATACCCAGACTAAAAAGGAGCTGAAAGAAATTCTTGACAAGTCCGGAAACTCACTTTCCATGATGATTCCTAAACAAGCATCATTCCAGATGCTTGATGGAAAGCAAAGCAATGGAGATGGTAAGCTTCAACAAGCTTTCAAAGATGCCTGTAATGAGGAAATGGCAATCCGTATTCTTGGTAATACAGAAACCACTTCCAGTTCAAAAGGTTCCGGATATGCTCAGGCTAAAGAGCATGGAGAGCAACAGGATGAATTAACAGCTTCTGATTTAATTATGGTAGAAAACTATCTGAATTCAGAGAAGTTATTAACAATCCTTAGATCATACGGTTATCAGGTAGATGGCGGAAAGTTCGCCTATGAGCTGGAGGCGAATTTAGCAAAATTGAAAAGCCGTATGGAGATTGATCTTGAATTATCAAAGATCATCCCCATTGCTGATGATTATTGGTATGAGACTTATTCAATCCCCAAGCCTGACAACTATGAAGAACTCCGGAAGAAAATGGATGAAAGACAATCATTCAATCCAATGACTAAAAAAAATGTGGAAGAAGTTCCGGAAGAACCAACACCAAAAAATAAGAAAAATAACGAGGATGAGGATCCGGAAAACCTCACTGATTTTTCAAAGCCTAAATTATTGGATAAATTTTTAAAACAGTTAGCCGATTTTTTCGACCCCGCCCGACAATAGTCGGGCAGCTAAATGACCTATACAGCAATCAATGCGAGACATGTGGTGGTATCATCGAGAATCTTGCTGATCTTGATAATAACTGGGATGATATCTATAGAGAAATTGCAAGGGAACTATTGGAAAACAAAGACATTCTCATTAATGCAAATCTCCACCTCGAAACTGCTAAAAAATTAATTGAAGCCCTTGAAAAAGGCTTGGACACAAGTGTTTATTATGATAATGATACCAGACATCTTGCAGAAAAATTAAAACAAAATATCTATGCGTTTTCGGCGGCAAAGTCTTTCACACAGATGATGTACTATAGAGATATGATGATTGGGGATGATGGGAATACTCTTAGTAAAGGTTCTTTCATAAAAAAAATAGCCAATACAGGGGAAGTATTCAACAAGAGATATCTGGAGGTAGAATATGAAAATGCCTATTATTCATCTATTATGGCAGATCAATGGGACCGCTATGCTCCTGATGATCTTTTGGAATACACTACTGTTGGTGATAGACATGTACGTCCTGCACATGCTGCACTTGATAAACATACAGCACCCAAAAATGATCCCTTTTGGATTAGAAACTATCCGCCTAATGGTTGGAACTGTAGATGCTCTGTTGTACCAGGTGATGAAAACTTTAAAAATAAATTAACGGACCGGGATGCAGGAAATGTTTTAAAACAGGAAATAAAAAACACCCCATTTGATAACAATGTCGGACTATCAAAATTGATATTTAAAGACAACCACCCATATTTTGTAAACTCAAAAGGTAAGGAATCAAACCTGAGCTGGGAACAATATGGAATGCGTGATATTGATCGGATCCGGACCAACCAGCTACCGGAATATATTGCCACTACAATGGAAGATTATCTAAAATGGTGGGAGAAACAGAAGAAAATAAATGGCGATGATATAGCCATAAAGGATGTTCTGGGAAACAATATTATTCTTGAAAGTCATCAGGACAAAAAAGGAAGGAACACAGATTATTTTAAGGAACATATTATCCGGAAAGAAGAGGATAAAAGACATGAATATGCAACAGAGGTTGCCAATGTTTTAAAGAATCCGGATGAAGTCTGGATGAACCCAAAAGATAATAATACGAAAGTCTATCTAAAGTATTATGAAAATGGAACTATAAAACTTATTGTCAATGGTGATAATAAAGGAGAAACCATGTTTTTAATTGAAAAGGGTGATAAATCTGAACTCAATAAGCTAGGAGAAGCCAGAAAAGGAATTTTACTACATAGATAAAAAAAACGGACCGTAAAGGTCCGTTTCTATCAATATGTACAAGGTCTTTAACTCATCTGTTTAGGAAGCTTAAAGCCGGTACTCACATTGACAGTACAAATATACAATATTTTTTAATTATGGATATATCACAATTTACCTCATTACTTAATAAAAAATCTAAAGAGTTAAAAAATTATACCATTACTCAATTCCCGTCTAAAGCGGGGAAAATTGCAATGCGATTTGTCAATAATAATTTCAGGGAACAGGGATATCGCGGAACTACCTTTAAAGCATGGAAAGCTAATAAACGTGGAAGTACTATTCTTGTTAAGACTGGAAAATTACGGGCAGCAACTTATTTCACAACTCAACCAGGGCAATTCACTATTAAAAACCCTATGAAGTATGCAAAAATACATAATGAAGGTTTTTCAGGAAAAATAAAGGTTAAAGCACACTCACGGAATAAGTATAAAAAAACGAGAGTCGGAAATCAGACAATGACAATGAAGTCAGGTCAAGGGAAAGTAAAAGCTCATGACAGAAATGTTAATATTCCACGTAGACAGTTTATCCCAACAGAAGACAATCCAAGCCCTACACTTTACAAAAATATTCTACGAGCTACAGCAAAAGACATTGATAAAATAATGAATAAATAAATATGGAAACATTACAAAATATAGAGGAAAATTCAAAATATTTCTTCCATCAAATTTTAATGGATCTTTATGATAGAATTTCAACTGAGGTTACGGAAATTACATATATAGATCAGGATTTGGGACAACTGGGTCAAACCGGAGACAATGAAAAACCACCTTTGTCATATCCTGCAATCCTCATTGACTTTCCCGATTCAGAATATTCAGACATTGCAGGTGGAGGTCAAATAGGAGAAGTACCAATCTCTTTTCAACTAATTTTTGATACGTATAGCCAGACGTGGCATAAATCACCCAAAAATGTTATTATTAAAGGATTGGATTATCTTAAAATTGAACAGAAAATCCATAAATGTCTGCAAAGCTGGCACCTTGATTATTTCTCACCATTAAGCAGGAAAAGTGTAAAAAGCCAAAATAATAATGATATCGGGTTACGTGTAAGGCAATCAATATACACAACGCAATATGAAGACTATACCCCAATTGAGGAGGATATAAAAGAAGTTACATTTAGCTTTTCAGGATCTCTTAAAAAAGAGTAAGCTGTTGTTCTGTTTCCTGAGTAGGGAATACCATCCCTTTAATATTCATCCATTGACGGTAAGATATGAATATATTATGCTGTGGAAAGTAATTGTTAAGAATTCGGGTATCAGGAACATCAGCGTGCTTATATTGGTTGTAAACCGATATAATATATTTTGCGCGCTTTATATAATTGTTCCTGTTATATGCCATTGGGACAAAGGTACAATCAAGGAAAAAGCCAGTCAAGCTGGCGTTAATGTGCATTAAAAAACCCGCTTAATCTGCGGGTTTTATTTTTTAAAGAGATTTCTGTTTGAATTTATGCAGAATAGAAAAAAAATTTTCAATAGAAGTTATTTTTTTCATTAACATAAAAAACAAAAAACAAAACTGCTCCCGTTAAAAACCCCAATGTAGATAAATTTTTAAGGGTCTTTCCTATAGAACATAGTTTCGATGTAAAGCTTTCAACCGGAAATAAGTTTAAACCCTCTGTTTTCACTTCACAACCTCTCATTAAAGCAAAAGAAATAATTAATGCCGCGATGGATCCGACAAATATCCATGCTATGATTTTAAGTATATTCATTTGGAGTTATTTAGGACCAAATATAATAATATTCTTTTTTAAATAATCTCTACCTACAATAATACCAAAAGCAAAAAATTCTATAGGGTTAATTTCCTTCTCAGGATCATTAGGGGTTAATATTAAAGTTGAATTATGCTGATCTTTTTTTTCAATTGTGATATCAAATAAAATAGAGAAACCTATTCCCATTGAATTAGTCTTTAATGCATCTTTAATCTTTTGCATTTCTTCATTACTTGTAGTATATTTTAATGTTTTCATTTAATAAAATTTTTATTCACAAAAGTAAACTCCAATTAACAAAAAAAGCTATGGGATACCGTAGCTTACTTTAGTTCTTTTAATTAGCTAAATCAGGCTTAAAAAAGGGTTTTTCAAATTCTCTCTCAGCAACTTTAAACCAAATGTTTTCATCTGATGGAAGTTGATTGCCTTTTACAGCACATTTTGTTGTAAAATAATGTTTGACGAATGTGCTGCCATGTATCGGTTCTTCATTATAGGTTTCAAATTTTAATATTAAATATCCCTTCTTTTTTAAAGCTTCTAAAACTTCATCTTCTGTATATTCATAGCCATTTATTTCCATTTTCTTTTATTTTGATATTGTCTGTTGTAGGGGTTTGTTTGGTTAGGTGCGGGCTTTTCAGCTTTCTTTATTTCCGCTTCCAAAGATTGAGCTGACAGAATAGCTTTTGCAAAATTTTCTATTAACTCTTCTGTATTACTGTTGATTTTTTTTAATACAGATACTAACATATCTGATACGTGATCGAGATCATAACCAGTTGCTTCAGAAACCTTATTGATTTCTTCTGAATACTGTACATGTTCTTCTAAGCTGTATGTTTTGCCGGATATCCTTCCGGATATTATAAGTATGTTCATTTAAAATAGGTTTAAATAGGTTTTAAATTAACTGGCGATGCAGTTCATTTTTCATTTGTAAAATCGCGTTGGATTCGTAGGATCCAAATTCATCCGGAAAGTAAATTTCATAGTCTCGTAGATATACCAGCAAAGCTTCAGCTTTATGATAGGATAACTTTAAAACAAAGGATTTATCTTTTTGTCTGGTCTTGATCGCTTTTTGCAAAAGTTCTGTCCGAAGTTCCATACAGATTGATAAAACACTTCTTGAATTCTTAGCTTGGTTCTGTAAAACTAAAGAATCAATGATCTGCATACTGTTGTTTAAAACAAGTAATTTACTATTGTCAAGTGTAAGCAGGGTTTTCATTTTTTAAAAGATCTTTTATTTCGATTGCTTTACACTCAAAATTCTTATTAATACTTATCATTGTGTGATACTCCCTTATATTATATCCAATTGTACTATGATCGCGTTTTAAGAACTTTCCAATCTCTTCAAGGGTTAGGCCTTGACCTCTCAAAATGTAACAAATTATCTTCCTAGCATCACACAGGTGTTGTTTTCTGTTTCCAGATCTCACTTCATTGATTGATACTTCTAAAGTGTTACACATTTTTACCAGTAATCTGGCTATTCTGTATCTGCTTTTCATAATTCAATATTTTAAGTCAGAATTTTTTGATTGTTCATCCTGTTCTCTTTTTATATATTCAAACTCTATCTCAATTTCCATTTCTACCAAATGTTTTTTAGCATCAGCCATTCCAAAAACAACAATTACCAGTAGAATCCCAAATACCAACAAAAGAAGGATTAGGAAGACTTTAAATATTATTATCATGTTATTGTTCTTTTTGGTAATAAAGTTTGTAGAATTGCCCGTTTTCGTCCTTATCCTGCGTAATCAGGTTACGATCACCATGCACATAAATATGAAAGTTCGTATCAAGTTTGATGATGGTTTTAAACTTACTCTGTGCCTTTTTTACAGCACCTTCACTGATCGGAAATTCTTCTGCGATATTGATCTGCATATCCTGCTCATAATCGGTTTTAAAGGCGTTAAAACTTTCGATCACTTTTTCATCGCCTAAAACTTCATTGTTGAACTCTTCCAGATTAAATTCTTCCTTCTCCTTGAAAAATTTGATTGACTTATTCAGGAAGTCCGCCTGATCAGCTTTTAAAACTTCAAATTCTGCCGGAAGTTGCTTTTTTATGTAGTCTTTAAAAAGGTTTAAGGATTCCTGTGTATGGAAATACTCATCGGTGCGTTGTCTTACTTTCAGGAAATCCTCAAACCAGTAATACATATCCCCGTTTTTATTGTTATCTACAACAGAAAGGACAAAACCTTTTTCTTTATCCTTGTTGTAGATCAATGCTGCCTTATCAATTTTTGACAAACTGAAACCTTTATCAACTTCTATAGGCTCCAATTTATTTGGAAAAACCTTTAAAAATGGTTCTTTTTTCTCCGTTTTAAAGAAGCCGACTTTATCGACATCATTTTCATCAGTAGCAGGAAAATAAACCACAAATAAATCACCGCCTTGAATACGCGGATTTTCAGCTGATTCATATAATAGTCTACCGAGATTTTTTGACCAGGCTAACAAATCCGAACTATTTTCAAAGATTCCTGATGCTACTTTGTAAACAGGATTGTTTACCAAATATGTATCACTGTAAAAGTGATAAGTTTCTTCTGACTTAAAAGAACCTAAAAAGTAATCCTTTAAAAGATCTGTCATTTTTTCGTTTAGCTGAAGTTCTTCATCTGCTAAAGAGATTCCTTCACTTAAAATTTTGTTGCCTATGTAATGTAATGTGATTTTCATTTTAAAGTAATTTTTAATTAAAACCCAGAAACTCTGGAAATATATTTGTCTTCCAATTTTTTTAAATCTTTTTTGCTGCAATTAAGCTGCTTTTTATTTTCACGTTTATTATAACCGTTTGCAATGTCATTTTCCAGTTCTTCGATTTCTTCTTTTAGACCTTCAATTTCTAACTGTAAATCATGACATTCTTCACATACTGTTGTTTGTATGTCAGGGAGACTCGCAAAACCATCGGTCAGATCAAACCATTCACCACATGAACATGGAGTTGGCATTTCCATTTCTTCAAAATCTTCCATAATTATATTTTCTATGTATTGTATTACTCTTCGTTTGCTTCATCCAATTCTAGTGCTGTCAATTGATCAGAAATACTCATTTCCACCTCTTGCATAACCTCTTTAAATGTTTCATTATCCAAATCTTTCGTTTTTTCAATGAGGAAATTGGTTATTTCTTCAATTAATTCATCAGTTCCTTTATAATTGCTTTTTGTATTTGACATGATTTAAATTTTATAGTTTAATTAAGATTTATATTTTTTGTTGATTTTTCCCACCATGCTTTCGTCATAGGCTTTTTTGCGCTTTTAGCATTATTACTTTTAACGCCTTGGAGCTGGAGGAAGACTTTTTGAAGTTCTTCGATAGAATGGGCATTTAAATGCTTTTTAAAAACACTTGAAACATACATCCAATTATTGAACTTGTGAAAGTCATTTGGTTCCTTAATTCCGGTTTCCTCAGCGAGTTTTAAAATTTTGGACACCCAGCCGTTTTTTAAAAGCTGGTTCTTAAGATCATTGTTTTCCTCTTCCACAGTTTTATCAGTGGGGACATAAATTGATAGAAGCTTAACAACTTCATCATCTGTTAAATCATCAATCAGGGTGGTTTTATAGCCTGTAAAGCCGTTGATTTCAATGGCAACATCAATGGGACGTTTATTGGAGAAAATCTCCTTTAATTTTTCTTTTGGTTTCATAAAGTGTATGATTTTGTTTTAAAGTTGCTTTGCTAGTTTTTGGTATTTTTTCTTTTTTGCTTCGGAGGTGGACCATTCGTTATATTCATTTTCTGTAGTATTAGCATAATCGATAATTTGATTTGAATCACTTTTATAGAATTTCTTCATCTCTATTTCGGAAGAAAATGGGACTATTACTGTCAACGCTTTTTCTCCATATTCAACCGGAACAAATGTTACTTTGAAATACCGCATAAAGTTGATTTGTTATTTTAATATTTCTTTTTCTTTAAAAAAGTAAATCAGTAATTCATACTCATCACCTTCTATTTTTCGTTTGATTTGATGCCTTGTTTTCTCAAATTTGAAATCTCCCAACCAAAGAGTAATCTCAATTGTAATGACAAGGTTAAAAGCTTTCATTGCCTTTATCTCTTTGAACTCCTTATCCATTATAGGGTATACTCCGATGCTTATAACATCAGTTTTTTGCTGGAACTCAAATTTTGTAAGATCTAATTTCACAAGGCCGATGCCTTCCATTGGTGATTTCATTCAGTTATTCTATGTTTATAATTTTTATTTGCTTCCCCGGTGGGATTCGAACCCACTCCAGCCCTTATACGGGGAAAAACCTAAATTATTGACTATCCTGCCAGTTCTTGATATCGGAATCATAAACCTCTTTAAGATTTGCTATTCCTCTTACACCTTCTGGATATTGGAGACTTTCTTTACGTTCATTTGATAATAAATACTTTCCAAATGACACAAGATTTTTTTCTGCTTCAGTGCCATCAGTTACTGCCTTTTCAGCTAATAAGGCTGCGGTCTCATACTCAGTTTGAGCAATACAGATTAATCGAATTTGTTCCGGGTCCTGATTTCGAGGATCATTTTTAAAATCCTCCAATGCATTCAAAATACTTGCTGTTAGACTTTGAATAAAAAAAACGTTACCCGGTTTTTTATTTTCTAAATTGAGACGGAGACGCTTTTCTCCGAATGATAAATTTGACATAATGATTATTTTTTTTGGTTAATTTCATTTGTTGTAAATACTGCCATAATAACTGAACCTATTATAACTCCAGTAACAAAACACACTGTTGATATTCCTGCTATTAATTCCATTTTAAAAAGAAAAATTTAAATTGATTAATTCCCACACATTGTTTTCATCACGTTTGTAAAATGAAACGTAGTCCTTACTTAGATTGTAGCTGTATGATTCTTTAAGCAGCCTAATCCCTTCTTTCCAGTTTTGATCTTCAAACCGATCTTCCATACTGTAAAGCTTTTGGACTAAAAGAATATCCAAAGACCCTTTTTTACGTTCGAGCAATGACATGATTAAATCTTTTGTATCTTGATCCCCTTCGTATTTGGATGTCAGAAAATCAACAATATGTTTTTCTGCCTGATGTGATCTTTCATCAAAAGATCCTTTACCTTAACGCTTAAATAGAATGCGGTAATTTTCGTCTTCAATTTGAAAATTCCCCTTGCCGTCTTGATGACGTTTGCTATAATCTTTAAGTAGATCATATAAACTACCCATATCAGCGAATGCTTTGTTTTTAAAAGCAGTCAAATTCTCAGATAACTGTTCCGCAAATGGAGCGAGATCCTTAATGACTGTTTTTTTTAAAGACTCATACTGTTCACGCTTTTGTTCACGCTCCTGAGCTTCAGCAGATTTTCTTTGTTGCAATTCTGCCTCTAATTCCTCGGTTGTAAGCACTTTTAGTGCATTAGTTGGTTTCATATATTTTTTAAATTTTTAAGTTCTTTGTATTGTGGATGGACTTTTAAATAATCTTCGTCCCAAAGCCAGTGGTTATTTATTGGATCATAGAAATAAAGAAGGCGGTCCTGTCCATATTTCATTTTTGGAGGCTTCCAATTTTCTTTGATAATCCATTCGTAAGCTAATTTTATTCTGGATGAACTGATCTCATGATTTTTATGTATATCGGTTCGTTCCTGCCAACTTAAAAAGCCAATTAAGCTATCAAGCTGTAAAACTCTTTTTAAGATTGTTTCATCCATGTTTATCCTGTTTGAGACCAATATTTTTGCGCTCCCTCTTCCCAAATAGTTAGGCCATCAGCATAATATTTCCCAAGGTATCGGCCTTTTGAAAATGCCTTAAAGCCTTCAACCCATATTTTCAAATCTGCATCATACTGGATTCTTATTGCTGTTTTTCCGAGGGGTTTATTTCCATCCATCTGGCTATTCCATATGAAAAGCTTGTCAGGAAACGTTTCTTTCAAGTCCAAATACTGCTCGAATGTCATCCCGGTGTACTGCCAACTATCTGTAATAATAAAGCGGGGAGATTTGCGTTTGTTCAGCCTTATTTTTAAATCTTCATACTTTTCTTTAATAAGCTGAATACTCCGTCCGCAATCTGATACATTATGTCGTTTCCAAGCCTGTTGCATTGTTCGGGATGTTCCTTCTTCCAAGCTGTTAAAAAGTACTCTATCAAATTTTGATAATGCTTTTGCCAATTCAAGCATAAAGGATGTTTTACCATTGCCGGAGTGTCCGCTGATGAACCAGGAACCGGAGGCTTCAGGTTCAGAGAAGTTATCATACCATCCGCCTTCCCATTCAATAAGATCATACTTTTTTGCTAACAGGTCCGTTGATGAAATGGCTTTTCTCATTGTTTAGGCTTGTTAAGTATTGTTCTTACTAAATTTTCCGTCAGAGGTTCTCCCATTCTTTCAGCTTCCCTCATGGCTGGAAGTAAAGCATCATGCAACTCACCGTAATTTTCACATTCATCCTGAAGGAACCTTTTTAGGTGTGGATCTGCGATGCTTGTTAAAAACTCTTTAAATCGTGTGTCAATTGGTCTTAAATGACGAATTCCATACTTTACCCTTCTATAGAACTGAGGCATTCCCGGAGCATTTTTATTTTTCAGCTTCTCAATTTTTGTAAGAAGTTGATTAGTTCCAATCATAATCAATGCACATTTGCCATATAGATGGTCATGCATTTCTTTGATATTAGCCAATGTTGCTTGCTTTAGGTACTCAGATTCATCCCAAACTATCATTGGTTCCCTGCCATCTAATTTTAACTTGATAATGTGTTTTGTGATATCTCTAAGCTTTTTTGAAGGAGAACCAACAAGAGGGATTCGCATTGATTGACCTAACTTATCCAATAGATCTGTGATATTGTCTAATGAACCCACTGTTACTTTAAAAATATCTTTTGGATTTTGTTTTAGGAAAATATCTGTACAGTAAGTTTTTCCTGATCCCGTTTCACCTATTATAATATTGGTATACCCGTGTTTTTTAGCATCAGATAAGTAAGTTATCATTTGGGTGAATTGAGGTGTTTGTCGTGGTGTCCATGCCAGTTTGTTATCAGGGTCATAATCTATGGCATCACAGATCATTCTGAAATATTTATCATCAATTTCCACATCTTTACCACCTGTGCTAATGAAATAAATATTTTTCCGCATGTAAGACAGATAATTTGCAGGCACATTTGATTTTGCGGCAAAATCATTGGCTGTATAGTCATTATCAATTAACCATTGGTTAAGGGCTGATATAATGTTATTTTTTATATTATTATTCATTGTCTAAGTATTTACTAAAGTCCATTTTATTATTAAAGTATTCCATCTGTTCATCCTCCCAACTTCGTTGTTCCTGTTTTTCAATTTTTTTATTCTGTTTTTCCAGTAGCTTTTTACCAGCATTCAAGCGTTTTGCATTTCGTTGATCTTTATGCTGTCCGCGACTGTCTACAATCAGCATTTTGGCAAGGGTATTGTTTAATTCTGGGTTTTGGATAAACATTTGGTTTACTAGCTTGCTATCTTCAGCCACACTATCTACAATCATTTGTTTAGTATCCTTATTGAAATCAAAAACCTTTTGAAGTTCTTCACTGTCGCCTTCTTGTCGGTCATATAATGCCATCGGCTGGACATATTTCTGTATAAGCATAAAGCTTATTTGCTTTTCTTCACTGTATGCTAACACTTCCTGCAGGTTATCACTGTCATATTTAATAGTCCAGTCAAGATGAGCGTTCATTCTAAAGTTGACATCAAATGAGTCATATTCCATTTTTTGCCCGTTGATCGCTACATGTAAACCGTTATGGCTTAGTTTATTGGTAAATCCAGTAGTTTCCCCGAAATGCAGTAAGAATTCTTTGTCAGAAACCACTTTTTTAGCTTTTTCCGGTATATTCGCATACGCTTGAATGTATTGATCCCTTAATTTTTCACGATCCATTTCAATCATTCGAACCAGTTGCATTACACAGCCTTCTTCATTAGGAAATGAGTGTTTAATTTTATTTATATACTCTTCGTTCGGTTGAGTATCTGATTTAACACCCTCACCACTCCAATTGGGCGCGAATTGACAATAATTTCTATTGAAATATTTAAACCAAGGCTCAATCACTTTTGTTTTAGAATTATGTGCTTTTGCAGGAGTGAATTTTTTTGATACCATTTCATAAAAAGGAGTTAATTTTTTAATAGAATATCTATCTGATTGAATCTGCAATACTTTATGTTTTGCTCCAAACAATTCTTCCGTGTGCTTTACTGCATTTTTTAAAGCCTCCTGAATGAGTTCCGGATTTTCGTGAGTTCCTATTGCATAACCGACTGGGTATTTATTAAAAGGATCTAAAACGACCACTATTGTCAATCTGTGATGATAAGTAGTTGTTGTTCTATTCTTACCATCAAGAGTTTTAGTAATAGTTGTTTTTTGATACAATAATTCGGCATCCCAACCATCTACTGTCCAGTAAGCCATCGGAATTGACGGTGCTTTTCTTTTAACCTGCATAGCCAGTTCATTATCAAAGCCTTTTTCTCCTTTTGTTCCTGCCATAACTTGCAGATTCCATTTTTTACGATAATTACCAATGGTTGAAGCACTGAGCTCTGGGAACTGCTGTAATTTTGCCACGGCATTATATATCATTGCAATTTGCTCGTTATCTAATGACCTGTGGTCTCTTAATAAGGTTCTAAGTAATGCTTCCTGTTCAGAATCTTTTACCTTGGAGGCTTTTATATTTCCAAAATTTTCAGAAACAAGACTGGAGTAACCATTTTTTTTGAAGTCTTCCAGTTTATCCTTTAATCTCCTAGCAGATTTTGGTAAAGTATGACCTATTTGCTCTTTTACCTCTGTAATTGCTTTTGCAGCATCATTCCAAATATCAGTTAAACCTCTCTTACCATTTCGGCTCTTTACAAAGGCTAAAGTTTCTTTTATGAACAAATCTAAAGCCTGAAGCATTTGAGCATTTTTTACATATTCGTCCTGCTTTTCTGGAGAAAGAGTTCTATATTCATCAAGAAGATAATAAGCAAAAAAGTCTACAGCTTCATAATCATCCTTGTAATAATTGAGAATCAAGTTTTGAGTATTGTTCTTTGGTGGGTAACCCAGTTTTTTGACTATCTTCACTTTAAATCTATCAGGGATACTATCAAATTCAACCTGCGCTTTATTGCCTAACCCTCTTCCTGTAACTACCTTGTTGATTTTACTACATCTACATAATTTTTTGTAATTAGCTTCTGACATTATCTCAGAATCTTCATACAAAATTGTAGCAGGTATTGTTAAAATATTTTGATAGAATTGATACATTTTAAATAGAATTTAAATTCATTTTATAAAGTTTTGAAAGATTGTCTAATAACAAACTTTCCAAATAGCACCCATTGATGTACTATTATTTTTTCATCGAAAAGAAAATTTACTCCGCATGTACGATGCTTAATAATTTTCTGTGCTAGAAATTTTAGATTTTTCATATTGTAATTATTTTAGTGATTCGGCTTTTTCTGCGACTGCTGCTTTTGCAGCAATTTCCAACTCTTTATAAGTTTTAATAATTAAATCAGGCATAATACCTGTTCTGTCGCCTCTCAATGACTTACGGATATAATCAAGACTATAACCATATTTATCTTTCAAAACATTCAGAATGTCTTCATTGTAATTTGTTCTTTTTTTTGTAGGTTTGCCCATTATCTTGTTTGTCTTATCGTTGGGACAAATATCGCAATATTTCGCGAATAACAAAATGTTTTCCCGTAATATTTTGCGAATAAAACATATTTCATTGATTATGAGCGGAATAAATTTGCGAATAGAACAGCTAATGAACCATTTTGCAGGCGGAAATAAGTCTGCTTTTGCTAATTTACTAGAGATTGGAGAGTCTAATGTTAGAAGTTATTTATCAGGAACAGAGCCAAAATTCAATGTTATTGAAAAGATTTGCAAAGTATTCGCAATTAATTACGAATGGCTAATCTTAGGAATTGGCGAAATGCTGCCAACCGCAGAAAATACCGATAGAACTCCACAGGTAATTACAGTAGATTCACATAATAATGACAATATAGTACTGGTTCCTCAAACTTTAAAAGCTGGATATTTATCAGGATACAACAACCCTCATTTTATTAAAAAACTTCCATCATATAGAATGCCAGGTCTGAATAATGGTATTTTTAGAATGTTTGAAATCGAAGGAAATTCAATGTTTCCCACACTCACAAATAAAAGTTATGTTGTAGGTCAGTTTGTTGAAAATTGGGAAAATGATATTAAAGATAATCAGATATACGTTGTAATTTCCAATCAAATCGCCGATGGATTAGTAAAACGCTGTATCAATAGAATAAAGAAATACAACAATTTAATTTGTAAATCAGATAATCGTAGAAGTTATCCAACGCAGAATATTGATCCATCCTCAATAAAGGAAATATGGGAAGTGAAATTACATCTTAATTTTCAATTACCAGATCCAGCTGATATATATGAAAGAATGAATGATTTAGAAGCTGAAATACAGGAAATAAAACGTCAATACCCTGTATAATGCAGATGAAACAATAATGCATTAAATTACAACAAGTTACACAATATGACATATGTAAAATAGGGTGTGTTACTTTAAAATACAATGCTTTTTCACGTTGTTTTAAGGCTAAATAACAACATTTATAATCATTTAAAAAACACTTTATGGTATCCCCTAAAGTATCCCCTAAAGTACCCCCTAATAACATTTATCTAAAAATAACAAACAAGGTTGTTGAACATAATGCTGTACTAATATGCATAAAAAAGCCTCTTTCCTTAAACTAGGAAAGAGGCTTTTATGTTATTAGGAGCTATTTTTTAAGTATAAATCAAATAAATGTTACTATAAAGGATTTAAATTTGCTTTAAATGGTTTTTAAATGGTAGTAAAATGGTACTAAATGACATTCAGTTTAGTTTTGACTCTATCTAACTTAATTACTAAAACTCTTTATTCATCGGCTTTTCAGCCATTTTATGGGTTTTTGTTTTTTGACATCCTGTCTTATGCCCTATAATAAAATTTTATCTTTTGCTGTAACAAAATTATTGTTACAGTTGTCTTATTGTACAGAAAGTCTAAGCAATCAATATTTTAATATAAATTTTTAGTAACTGAAAACCAACAACTTATAATAATTAGTAAACATTTTTAAGTACTTTGTATTGCATGATACTAAATTTATTACATATCTTTGTAATGTTAAATAACAAACCATACCAGCTATTAACTAAAATATAATAATCATGAAAACTCAAATTCTTATTGCAGCTCTATTTTTCACAGGACTTGTAACTGCACAGCAGAAAAAAGATAGTTTGAAGGTAAATTCCATTGAGACTGTCAATATCAAGAAGCAGGTTTTCAAAAAACAAGGTGATCGTCTTGTATATGATGTAGCCGCCTCTCCTATTGCTAAAGGAACTAATACTTTTAACCTTCTGAAACAAACTCCAATGATTTCCAGTATTGATGGAAAGACTCTGAAAATTCTTGGTAAGTCTGATGCGGTAATTTATATCAACAACAAAAAGACGAATATGGATTCTGAGGCATTAATTGAAATGTTGAAGTCTACTCCATCGGAAGATATCCAGAAGATTGAGGTAATTACTGTTCCGGGAAGTGAATTTCAGGTAGAATCTAAAGAAGGTGTCATCAACATCGTGATGAAAAAGAATAAGAATAATGGGTATAATGGTACGATGAAGATGCAGAATGAACAGGCTTATTACAACAATCCTAATGCGGGAGGATCTTTCAATTTCAGACAGGGAAAATGGTCCGGAAACTCTAATTTCAGAATGGGAAGCTGGACTGACAGACAGAAATATACTCTTTCCAACGGAGATTCTACTTTCAGAAATGATTCTTATGGATATAATGATGATCCGAATAAAAATTTGGGTGGTGGGTTTAATGTTGATTATGAGATCAGTAAGAATCAGAGTCTTGGGCTTTCATACAATATGAGATATAACAAAAGTTTCAATTCTATTCTGGACATGACTAACTATCAAAACGGAATATTAATGGACAGAACTGTTAATAATGAAGATGCACAAACCAGAAATCACTCTTTTAATTTAAATTATGAAATAAAAACTGATTCATTAGGCAGTAAGCTTACTTCGAATGTATCTTATCTATGGTTTAACAGGGATAAAGTAAGTTTCAATGAAAGTTTTCCTTTATATATTGATAAAGATAAGAAGGAGGAAGACCAAGCTAAATATTCTGCTTTGCGACAATCTGTTCCTCAAATCATCAATAATTATGCAGCCAATATAGATTATCTGAAAAAGACCTCAAAAGGAGCTACATGGTTGATGGGAATCAGCTATAATCATACTAATACTGACAATGATACAAGACAGGACAGACTGGAAAATAATGAGTTTGTAATAGATACGAAACAGACCAATCATTTCATTTACAAAGAAAATATTTTAGGACTTTACATCAACTATGAAAGAAAGCTGACTGAAAAGTTATCCGGAAAGGTAGGTGCCCGTTATGAAATGACCAGAAGCAACGGGGAGATTCTTGAGAAAACATCATTTGAAAGAAATTATAACAATATACTTCCTTATCTGAATTTAAATTATGCCGTTAATTCAGATCATAATCTAAGCTATACTTTTTCCAGCAGAGTGAGAAGACCAAGATTCTGGGAACTGAACCCTTCCAGAACCTATTTTACTCCAAACAATTATACTCAGAATAACCCTTTTGTACTGGCAGCAAAATTCTATAATCAGGAGCTTAATTATATGTACAAAAATGCATTCTATGCTAACCTGAGTTTTAATATGGTAGAAGATGCAGCTGCTTCTGATCTGCTTCCTTTACAAGGGACCTCAACAAAACCTAAAAGAGATGAGGACGGAAAGATCATGTATGATGAACATGGAAATATGATCATGGAAACAACAAGATTTCTAAGATATATCAGAACCAATTATGGTAAAAACAGAGAGCTTAGCTTAACTCTTGGGATGAACAAATCTTGGTTCAAAGATATATGGACAACCAACTATTCTGTAAATCTGGGATATGTTACTTACTCAGGGGGAGTTTGGGAAGATCCGACATCTCAATTAGGAGAATACGAAACTGAGGAACTTGAACCTTATATCGTTGATGTTAAAAATTATAATATGTCTGCTACCCTCAATAATACTATTCGCCTTTCTTCGAAAAAGGATTGGTTCTTGGGAGTAAATTATTTCTTCGGAAGTAAAGTAGCAATGGAAGGCGGTACAATTGGTGTAAGACAGAGTGTTGATATCAGTCTGAAGAAAATTATAGGTGACTGGACGATTCTTGCGGAAGCTAATGACTTGTTCAACCAAGGCTATTACAGAGTAAATGGAATACAGCCGAACGGAAAGTATAATAACATTACGAATTTCAATTATCCAAGATTAATAAGCATTGGTGTTACTTATAATTTCGGAAATCAGAAACTGAAAAAAGCAAGGGAAATGAAATCAGCAAATGACGCTGTAAAATCAAGAACCTAATCTATAAAAACTTACTTCACTTAACCACTCTTAAAGAAAACAACATGAAACGCATTCTTTTGTCAATAGCTGTCATCTTCGGGACCTGTGCATTTGCTCAGGAAAAGAAATCTGACACGACAAAAACCAAAAATATAGAAGGTATTACCATCACCAAACAGGTATTTAAAAAACAAAGTGACCGTCTGGTTTATGATGTTTCTGCTTCTCCTGTTGCGAAAGGAAATACTACTTTTGATCTATTGAAACAGACTCCGTTATTATCTTCAACAGATGATAAAACGTTGAAAATTGCTGGGAAAAACAATGTTCTTATTTTTATCAACGGAAGAAAATCCAATATGGATGCTGAATCATTGGCACAATTCCTGAAAAATACTCCGGCAGAAAATATTCAGAAAATTGAAGTGATCACAGTTCCCGGAAGTGAATATCAGGTAGAATCTTCTGACGGAATCATCAATATCGTTTTAAAGAAAAAAATGAGTGATGGTCTTAACGGAAATATGAGATTTTCAAATACCCAAGCTAAATACAATGGTAGCCAGGCAAGCTTTTCAGCCAACTACAGAAAGGATAAACTTGGAATAAGCGCCAGCCTTAGTGGTGGCGAGAATATTGAAGCTCAAACTTATACTCTGAAAAACAGCAGTGAAAAGGCATCCAACGAATCAACCGGTGATATTGATGATCCTAACAAAAACATTGGTGGTTATCTGAATATTGACTACCAATTAAATGATAACAGCAACTTAGCATTATCATGGAATACCTGGGCAAATAAAAGCTATAATTCTACTGTAAATTTGTTTAATACAATTATCAATAAAGACGGAACTTTTTACACATGGTCTAAAAATAAAGAGGATTCGAGATCTTATAATAATTCCCTGAATCTGAATTATGAATTAAAAACAGATTCTTTAGGCAGTAAACTGAATGTAAATGCGGCTTATCTGAATTATAAAAGATTTCAGTTTACAGACAACAATACTTTTGAATCTGATATCAACAGAACTGTAAAGAATAAATCTATTCAGCTGTTTCAGGAACTTCCTCAGATTATCAACAACTTTTCAGGGATGGTAGATTATATCCAGAAATTCAAAAACGACCTTACAATTTCTGTGGGAGGAAATTATAATAAGACCAAAACAGATAATAATACCAAAAATGACACGTATTTTTATGATTCGATAACGACAATTGAGCGTAAGCCTAATCATTTTATCTATGATGAGAACATTTATGGATTTTATCTGACCGCTGAAAAGAAGTTTTCTGATAAATTTTCTGGAAAAGTGGGTGCAAGATATGAGATTACCAACAGTTTAGGTACATCGGATAATCCACCTGCAGGTGTAGAAGATCTTAAAAGAATTGAAAGAAACTACAATAATTTTCTTCCTTATTTGAGTCTTAATTATTCTATTAATGATAAAAACAATATCTCCTACTCTTTTTCAAGCAGAATGAGAAGACCAAGTTTCTGGGAGATCAACCCTGTAAAGAATAAGCTTACAGACAATAATTATACTCAGAACAACCCATTTGTAAAAGCTTCTACAAATTATAATCAGGAGCTGATGTACATGTATAAGAATTCATATTTCGTAGTTTTAAATCATTCATATATTAAGGATGTTATTACTCAGGTTCCTTTACAGGGCTATCCTAAACATCCTAATGGAGAGGTAGGAAAAAATCTTGCCTTACGGTATATCAGAACGAACTTTGGGGATAAGCAGGAAATGTCTGCAATGATTGGAATCCAGAAATCATTCTTCAAACAGTACTGGACTACCAATTTCAGCATCGGAGCTCAGCATAACAGAAATAACGGAAGCCTGGATATGGACCCTACTACAGGAGATCGATTTGTAGATGAGGAAGGAAAACCTCTTATTTACAATAATACGATAAATTCTACCAGTCTTTTGATTCAAACGAACAATACCATCCGTCTTGATAAAGCAAAATCATGGTTCCTTGGAGTAAACTTCTTCTTCATTGATAAGCAACAGGTTGAGCTAGGTCAGATCCGTAGTTTAGCAAGTCTTGACATCAGCATTAAGAAAAACTGGAACGACTGGACCTTTGCTCTGAATGCCAATGATATTTTAAAAACCAATATTGTAGAAATCGACGATTATCAGACCAATGGAAATTACAATTACATCCACCAGAACCGATATCAAAGAAACGTTACTTTAAGCCTTACTTAG